CACCTAGAAGTACCTACTCATTCAATTGAAGATGTAGTATCACTTGATACAACCTTCCATGCTCTGCCAAGTACTACTGGCGGAACTGACGAAGCAGTGATTACATACACCGGTTCTTAATTCTATAAGGGGCTTCGGCCCCTTTTCTTATTCCCCTTCTGAAAAATAATTCTTGACTTCTCACCTCCTCTTCGTTATACTATATCCATAAATCAAACTAATAAGGATTAAAAAATGAGTGATACACCTATTTCTTTAGCGAGTCTGATGACTCCGAGTAAAACTGTTACAATTGATTTTCCTGGATACTCTGGGATGACGGTTGATTTATGCTATTTAGCACGGGAAGAGCTGTTAAAACTACGTAAAAAATGCGTAACCACTAAATTCGATAAGAAAACTCGTCAGCCTGAAGAAGTGCTAGATGAAGAGAAGTTTCTTACTGAATATGTTCGAGCAGTTATTAAAACCTGGTCAGGGTTAAAATATCGGTACCTAGAAGAGCTTCTTTTGGTAGATATTTCTCAACTGGATCCAGATGATGAGCTTCCCTATACTCAAGAAAATGCGGAATTATTGATGAAAAATTCAAATGAATTCGATACTTGGGTAACAGAAACTGTAGGTGACTTAGAAAATTTTACTGGACGCAAGTAGCCGAAATACAGCGGCTACTTGAAAAATATGTAAAACAGTCGTCGCAAATAAATATTGAAAAATATTTAAAAATCTGCGAACAGTTGGGTGAAGAGCCTGATCCAGAGAAAATGCCGCTTGATACTTCTGATTTTCCAGAAGAGGTTCAAGTGGCATTTTTTGTATTTAATATGCTATCCGATGTATGGGACGGTATGTCTGGAAGTTATATGGGTAAAAACTGGACAGATGCAGAATTTATCTTTAAAGTGCATAAGATAGAAAGTCAGCCATTAGTTCTTTATTTTGCAAAAATGTATGAAAGAATAGTAATGAACTATAGAGCTGAAGAAGCAGAAAAAAGACGCAAAGCAGAAGAGCGTAAGTCAAAAACAGGCGGTGGAAAAACTTTCACCCATAATGTGCGCGGATAATGGCAAAAAACAAAATTGAAATTGATGTAAAAGTAGACGATAAGGGCACTACTAAAAAGGTAGGACTTGAAGCTAAAAAAACTGGAGAAAACCTTGATAAGGTAGCTAAGGGTGCTCATAATACTGACCGTAACTTAAAAGGGGCCGCGCAAGCATCCGCAAATAGCACAAAAAACTTCTCTAAAATGGCTCAAGGTATGACTGGAGGGCTTGTTCCTGCTTATGCTACTCTGGCTGCAAATATATTCGCAATTACGGCAGCATTTAGTTTTTTAAAGAAAGCAGGAGATTTAGCTGCACTACAAGCATCTCAAGAAGCTTATGCCACTAAAACAGGAACCTCGTTAAAATTACTTACTAGTAGGATACAGGATGCTACTGGAGGTATTTTAGGATTCGATGATGCAGCTCAATCTGTAGCAATCGGAAGAGCTGCAGGCCTTTCTGCAGATCAACTAGAAGGATTAGCAAAAATTGCAAAAAATGCTTCAGTTACTTTAGGAAGAGATCTAACGGATTCTTTTAATAGACTTACCAGAGGTGCTATTAAAGCAGAGCCAGAACTATTAGACGAACTTGGTATTATTATACGTCTTGATAAGGCAGTAAAAGACTATAAAACAGCTTTAAATATTACAGGTCGAGAGCTTAATACTTTTGAAAAGAGCCAAGCAGTTGTAAATGCTGTATTAACTCAAGGTGTTACAAAATTTGATGATATAGGTAATGGAGTAAATGATATTGCTAAACTTGGCAAAGCTGCTGATGATTTAATAAAACTATTACAAAAAGCTTTAGTCGGCCCTGCAACTTTTATAGCAGAAGTATTTACAAAAAATATTGTAGCTCTTGGAGCAGCAGCCTCTGTTATGGGAGTTAATTTACTTAAAGCAATAGCCCCTGCAGCCCCTGCACTAGCAGACTTAGATGAAGCTGCAAAAAGTGCTCGAAAAAATCTTCAAGGAATAGCAGGACCAAGCAAAATAGGCAAAGAAATAGGTTCTGGAATCTTTGAAGAAAGGCAACTAAAAGCGATAGAAAAAGCACAGAGCTCAAAAACTTCAAAAGTAATTAATCTCAGTAGAATGGAAAAGAACGAGATTAAACGAAATCTTGCAATCATTAGGGCAGACCATCAAAGAACAATGGCTGCAAATGCTACTGGATTTAAAAAATATGTTGCAAACGCTAAAGCCCACCTATATGTTCTTCAAGCGGAACATGGTAAGGTTATGGGTACTCTGAGAGCCGGAGTAGCAGGGTTTGCTTCTTTTGCAAGTAAAGCAATGAACGCTATTGCTATTTTAGGTATGATAACTCTTGCAATAAGCATGGCAAAAGAGCTACTTGACTTGTTAAAGGATCCAGCATTAAAAAAAGCCGAAGAAAAAGGAGAGTATTTAAAAGCAAGGTTTTCTGCTCAAAACGCGGAAGTAGAAAAATTACGAGATAATTTAAAAAGAGCAGAGACCCCTATGGAAGGTTTGGTACAAAATGCTAATCTTCTATCTAACTTTAGCTATGATGGGCTAATGGGAATTAAATTTCAAAATATAGAAGCCCCCGATGCTAAAGCTTTAAGTGGTAAAGAATTTCGTTCTGGTGGTCAGAAGGGTCAAATACACCAAGTAAATGCAATTATGAAACAAAATATGGCAGTAGCGTCTTCTTTAGAAGATGTTTTCACTTCTTTTAGAATGCAGGAAGAAATTTTAAAAAGCGCAGGTGTTAATATCGGAAATCTTGGGGGAGACATTAGTAATTTAGAAGCGTTACTGATTTCTTTAGATAATATAAATACAGATACTACTGAAGGTACAGAACTTTATAATTTGACATTAGCTGCTCTTTCTAATCAAGTAAACACAACAGCAACTAATATACAAAATTTTACCTCGATTCTCAACGCTCAACAAGGCGCAATTGCAGGAATTAGTCAAACAGCAGAAACTTTTGCACAAATACAAGAAAAATTTAAAACTCCTTCAAGTAGTTTAACACAGCTAATAGGCACATTTAAAAGTTTAAGAGATCAATTAGAAGCTATAACTAGTTTAGGAGAAAACCAAAAACTAGGAACGTTCTTTGACGAAGTAAAGCTAGCAAATATAGCAAAAGTATTAGGATTAACGGTAGATGAGGTTAGGAATCTTACAAAAGCACAGGTAACTGGAATTCCATCTGGAGATGTTAGTTTTATTCCCAACTATTCTTTATCTTCAAAAATTATTGATGCTGAAGCAATGGAACTAAGAATGTTGACTGAAAAATTCAACATACAAAAACAATATGAAAAATCTATGCAATCTAGTCTTCCGTTTATGCAGCAAAGAGCGAAGGAAGCACAGCAGGAAGCCATAATTCAGTCACAGATTCAAGCAATAGAAGATAAGAAAAATCAAGCAAAAATTAGTGGTACAGAACTGCATCCAACTGTTTTAGCACAGTTAAATGCAGAAAAAGGAGCACTAGAAGCTCAACTTGATACCGTTAAGAAAAGAAATTCAGAAATTGGACAAATTGCAGACGCACTAGGACAAAGTTTAGAAAGCGGTCTTGGGAATGCTTTAAACGGTATTGTACAAGGAACAATGACAGTAAAAGAAGCCTTTGCTTCTATGGCTACAGGTATTCTTCAGGCGTTGAGTCAAGTAATAACAAAATTACTTGCCATAAAATTATTAGAAGCAGCTTTTGGTGGAACAAGTTTCGGTAATTTTTTAGGAATTAATGCTACTGGTAGGTACGGCGGAGTATTTAGTGGCGGAGAAAAAGCTCCTGGATATAGATACGGTGGTATATCAAAGGCCCCAGAGATGGCAGTAGGTGGTGTATTGAAAGGCCCCGATGCAGGATACCCTGTTATAATGCACGGCACAGAAGCTGTTGTTCCACTTCCAAACGGCCGTTCTATACCTGTAGAAATGAAAGGAGCGGGACAAAACAATAATGTAGTAGTTAATGTTTCTGTAGATAGCCAAGGGCGGGGTCAAACAACTACTGAGTCTCAGAGTGGGGCTGATGCAGGAAATCTTGGTCAAGCAATTGCAAAGGCTGTACAACAAGAATTACAAAATCAAAAACGTTCGGGCGGAATACTTAATCCGTATGGAGTAGCATAATGGCAATTGGATTTTTTACCGGAGGTCCGTACGACCCTATATGTCCAGATAGAAATACTGCAAAAAATACCAAACCAAAGGTATTAAAAGCGGCTTTTGGAGACGGATATGAGCAAAGAATCGCAGATGGAATTAATACTTTACAGCAGAGCTTTTCTGTAGCCTTTAATAATAGAGATAAGGAGGAGATTGATGATATTATATCCTTTTTTGACTCTTTAAGAGGTGTTACCGCATTTAACTATACCTATCCAGATACAAATACTGGAGGTGAAGTAACAGTAAAGGTAGTTTGCGAAGATTATAATATAAATTACACAAACAGTGAATTTTATGGATGCACTGCAACATTTAGAAGAGTTTATGAGCCATGAGCAATGATATAATCACAACCGACTTACAAAGTCAAGAAGTAGACGCTCTTATAGAACTATACGAGTTAGAGCTGTTAAATGGAACAATTTTATACTTTCATCCTGGATTAGACGAAACCTTGGATGAAATACAGTATGATGGAAACACTTATATCGCTTTACCAATTATGCTAGACGGTATAGAAGCTTCTTCGGATGGAGCCGCTAATAGACCTACATTAACTGTTGCCAATGTATCTAATCTATTTAAAGCTGCCCTCGCAGGAGAAAATTTTTCTTTTGAAGATTTAATAGGAACAAAAATAACTAGAAGACAGACACTCGAAAAGTATTTAGCAACAGGTCTATATGAATTTCCTAAAAAAGTATACTTATTAGATAGAATTTCTTCGGAAAATAATATAACAGTTAGTTTTGAACTCTCAGCACCTTTTGATGTTTCTGGAATTAAAATACCAAATAGAGTAGTAGTAGGAAAATACTGCTCTTGGATATATCAAGGCTTATCTAGAGCAGATAAAAAAGGTGGATGCAAGTGGAGATCAGATAACGCTGTAGACTACAATGGATCTAGGTATTATGCATACTTCGACTTAAATGACAGAGTACTTATTGAAAACGGTTCTGTAGCTTTCTCTGCCCTATCCTCTTCTCATTCTATTGATGACTTTGTTTCTTATAATGGGCAGTATTGGAGGTCTGAGGCGGATTCTAATACTGATACTCCATCAGAGTCTTCGTTATTTTGGAAAGAAGTATTATTATGGGTAAATTGGAGCTCTAACAGTAATTACAGTACCGGAAACTATGTTAAATATGATAATAAGATATGGAGAGCATTGTTACCTTCTACTGCCACAGAGCCTTCGGTTTCATCTATTTACTGGAAGCGCGTAGACTACTGTGGAAAAACTTTAGAATCATGTAAAGCTAGATTTCAATTTACGGCGACCCCTGAAGGCGCGCCTTCAGCAATTAAAGAAACAGACAAGATATTACCATTCGGAGCGTTTCCAGGCAGTGTTAAATTTAAATAAGTATATTACTGAAATAGAAGAGCATTTTCATAAAGAATACCCTAGAGAAGGCTGTGGAGTATTAGGTGTTTCTAAGGGAAAGCTACATTGGATTCCTTGTAAAAATATTGCAATATCTGAGGAAGATTTTGTTTTTGATTCGACCGAGTATTTAGAAATAAAAAGAAAATATGACATTGTAGGAATTGTTCACAGTCACCCAGATTGTTTACCAGAAGCTTCAGATACAGATATAAATAATTGTAATGCTTTAGGAATACCTTACTATATTTTTAGTTATCCAGAAATGGACTTAAACATAGTTAAGCCTAAAAAAGTTTTTAATAAATTAATTGGCAGAGAGTATGAGTTTGGCGTTCTTGACTGTTTTGAAGCTGCAAGAGATTGGTACGAAGAAAATGGTATATTTATCCCACATAGAGAACCTTTTGAAGATGATTGGTGGGAAAAAGGGCTTGACTACTTTAATGAAGAGTATATATGCTCTTGGGGATTTAAAAAAGTGCAAGAACCTACTAAAGGGGATCTTCTAATTTTTAACGTAGATAGTCTTGTAGGAAACCACTGCGGAGTTTACTTAGGTAACGATATATTTTTTCACCATGCACAAAAAAGGCTCTCTTGCCGAGAAAATCTTTATCCTTTTTGGATAAAATATTTAATGAGTATATACCGATATGATGCGTAAAATTTATTTAGAAGGCTCTCTTGGAGATCAGTTTACTTCCGAAATAGAAGCTGAGGTATCCTCTGTTCAAGAGGCCCTAAAATTAATAGACGCTAATTTCCCTCTTTTTAAAGGGTATTTAGTGGATTGTCACGAAAAAAACATAGGATTCACAGTAGAAATTGCAGGACAAGTATTGGAAAAAGAAGAAGATCTTATCTTTCCCTTATCTAAAGGAGATATTATAATATCTCCAATTCCTGCAGGATCAAAGAGTGGCGGAGCAAAAATTCTTGCAGCAATTTTTATTGTTGTACTAACCGCGGGAATAGGAGCAGTTATACAAGCAGGAGGCATGGCAGCAGCTGCAGGATGGGGATTAGCAGCAATACCTATGGGATTATCAGCGGCTATGGGAAGTGCCTGGGGCTTAGCGGGTTTAATGTTGGGCTTAAATCTTGCGATAGCGGGTATTCAGCAGCTAATGGCCCCAGATCCTTCGGTAGATGAAAATGCTCCGCAATCCTACATGTTTAATGGGTCAGAACAGAATATAGTAGAAGGAGACCCGGTGCCTCTTCTTTATGGAGAATTAAAAGTTCCTGGCCGTCCGATAGCGTTTAGTGTAGTTAATAATTCAAGAGTATACTCTGCTTATAGTTACGCAGGAGTAACAGATAGCGGAACAACAGTAACATCTCCAGGTCGAGAAGGGTTGTACACCCAGTCAGAGGATTAGTAAATAATGCCAAAATCAAATAGTTCAAGAGACCAAAGAATAGCCACCGAAGCTAATAGTACTTTAGTATCTACTTCAGGATTCTCTAAAGATCAAGTTATATCTATCACTGATCTTATTTCAGAAGGTGAGATAGAAGGTCTCGTTAATGGAGAAGCCTCTATATTTTTAAATGATGATGCTATTGTAGACAGCGTAGTAGCTTCTCAATCTTCTACTAGCTTAAATAATGCTTATATGGAAATACTAAGTGTAGGGGCTACTGAAGGCTTAGTTGATCAAACCTTGTCAACTCAACTACTGGAGGAAGGATCAGGTTCTTTTAGAGTATTCTATCTAGAAGATGTTTATATTTCGAATGTAACTGTAGGAGCTGTAACTTCTGACCCTTCATTAGATTTAACAATCCCTTCAATACCGTTAAGCACTTCTAGCGCTTTTTTCGATCTTTCAACCATGGGATGGACAGCTACGCCTAATAAACCAGATACTGTGAGATTAGTAATTCCATCTGAAAATAAAGAAATCTATGGATTTTTAACAATAACTGATAGCACTAATGCTATGTTTAACCCATACGTTACTGATGGAGTAATTGCACGAAATTTTGTAGAAGCGGCTCAAGGAAACCTAGTAAGAATTGAAATAGATGGTAGAGTATTTGTAAATCGAATAGAAGACGCGGGAAATAATAGAAGTTCAGTGTACTTTTCAACTCCAAGCACTTTCTCTGGAAATTTTCGCATATCTTCTATATCCTCAGTTCAGATTGCTGGAGCTAATCCCTTATACGCAGGTAATTTAAAAAAATTCGAGGGCGTAACTTCTCAAGTCAGATATGGTACTATAGATCAGCCAATTATGACAAACTTCGGCGGGGTTGAAGGAACTTTATTAACAAACTCAGTATCAAAAAGTTTAAATAGTGCAGGAACAACCGTATCTCTACTAAGTACTAGCGATTTTAATTTAAGTGCTGCTCAAGCAAGAGAAGTAGATGAAGTTAGAGTTCTGTTTTCATATGGATCTATGTATAATACGTCTTCTAAAAGCGGAAATACTGGTGCAGCGGGCGTCGCTCTTCAAATAAGTATAGATATTTATAGAAATAGCACAGATTATACTACAGCGATATTAGCGGAAAAAAGAATCCATTCTGGCGAGCATAAATCTCCGGTTACTTTTGAAGAAAGAATAAATTTAGAGCCTTTTAAACCTTTTTCAAAGTTTACAATAAAAGTAAAACGTTTAACTCGTCATGAAGGCCGCGGCGTAGGAACTAGTGGGCAGGATATAAAGAATAAGTGGAAAATTACTGCTCCCGGGGCTATTACTTTTGTTACTTCTGTAATTAAAGAAAATTTAAACTATCCCTTATCCGCATATGCAAATGTTACTTTTTCTTCAAAAGAGTTTGACTCAATTCCTACAAGAACTTATCATACTAGAGGTTTAAAGGTAAAAGTTCCTAGCAACTATACAACCAGAGAAGCAAGCGGTAGTGGAGTAGCTTCGTATAGTGGTCTATGGAACGGCACTTTTAAACCTGTAAAAGAATACACAAACAACCCTGCTTGGGTATTTTATGATATTCTTACTAATAATAGGTACGGGCTAGGGGAGTGGATTGATGAAATAAATATTGATAAGTACTCTTTATATAGAATTGCGAAGTACTGCGATGAGTTGGTTGATGATGGAAAAGGAGGTCTTGAGCCGCGTTTTACTTCAAATATATATCTCACAAAATCAGCCGATGCTTATAAAGTATTAAAGGATATGGCATCTACTTTTCTATCTATGCTGTATTGGATGGATGGAAAAATAACTACAGTTATAGATCAGCCAAAAGATGCTATTTATACTTTCTCTAAAGCAAATGTAATAGATGGGGCATTTACCTATGAGACTACTGGTAGTAAAACTAGAGCTAACCAAGTAATTGTAAGCTGGAATAACCCAGACAACGATTACGTACTAGAGCCTTTAATAGTAGAAGACAGAGAAAATATAGTAGAAACAGGAAGAATTATCGTAGAAGAAGCCTCTGCCTTTGGATGTACCTCAGAAGGTCAAGCTTATAGATATGGTAAGTGGAAGCTGTGGACCGCTGTTAATCAAACTAGAGTAGTTTCTTTCTCTACTTCAATTAATGCTGCATTTCTTACTCCTGGAGATATTATTAAAATTCAGGACGCTGATGAGTATAATATTGCTTATAGCGGGCGTGTATCTCTTTCTGGTACAACAACAAGTAGTTCTATTACATTAGATAGAACGCTTAATTTAAATGCTGGAAGCACTTATTATCTGAGTGTATTACTAGATGCTCCAGCTGTCTCAAATGAGGGAGAAGAGGAGCAGTATGAGACAATTGTTGAGACACGTCAAGTAACTACTACCGGGACTAGTAATATTCTTCAAGTATCAAGTGCATTTTCTCAGGCCCCTAAATCTTCCACCGTTTGGGTTTTACGGGAAGAAACTCCTGAAGGCGTATCTGCAGCTTCCGCAAAGGACTATAAAATTCTCGCCATTTCAGAGGACAGCACAAATAAATTTAATATAACAGCAGTAGAGCATTATAACGAAAAATTTACAGCAGTGGAAAATGATTTTAGCTTAGTACTAGAAAGTACAGTATTTCCAAAAATTTCTTCTACAGATAATGTTCCAGCGCCTAGAAACCTTTATATAACAGAAACTCCTGATTATACTAGAGCAGGAGATGAGTTTGCCATTTCTTGGGATGCTCCAGTAAACTCAGATCAAACTCTATATGATCTTGTATCTGGATATGAAATATCTCATAATATACCTGGATATGAAAGCCCTCTTCGGGTAAGCAGTAAAACAACGTCCTTTCTATTTACTGATATCATGGATGGAGTATATTATATTGGTGTTAGAACTGTAAATACTATCGGGAACAGATCCGGGTATACAATGGCTACGCTCGATACTGATAATATATACGAATCTAAAATACCTAGAGCAGTTGGAGGTATTCCAGTCGGAGGTAATGTAAGTACAAAGCCTTTCTTAACAAATACATACGAATTAGCTACTAGCGGTATTGCTTCGTTTAGATTTCCTTTCAGTGAAAATTTAAATAGTTTTAGTATTTCATATCCAACTACAGAAGGCCTTCCGCTGCCTACAACTGATGACGTATCTCCTTATCCAGTATATTATGTTGCAGCTTCAACTTCTGGCGAAGTAAAAGTAGTACAGTACTATGATCCTCTGAACCCTTCTCTATCTGGTTCTGATCCAAAAGGAGATATCCCGTTTTGGCTAGATATAGCAACTCTATATGTGCCTACTGATACTTCTTTAAATAATACAGCGCAGCTTGCAAATTGGACACAAAACTTTGCAACATCATCTGAGGCAAATTGCTATTGCTCCTTTACTGATGCAGGCGCAGCCACTTTATATGCTGGTTACAATTATATTACTTTGTCAGAAGCTAATATAAATAACCTACAGCTAGAAAAAAATGATATAGTATTAATATATTCTAGTTCAATACCTAAAACTGCAAAAGTAGTTAGTATTCAGGGAACAAAAGTAACGTTAGATAGAGCTATATCCTCTGCAGGTGGAACTACTCGTCTTTACAAAGTACCTAAAGTTATAGACCCAGAATCTTGGACTATTATAGGTACTCTCGGCGTTTTTCAGGAATTAATTCAAGTTGAAGTTTCTCCAGACGTATTTGAGTTTGAAAGAAAGGTAACCTCTAGCTTTACCAACTATTTAAATGTAGATACTTCCTTGCCTTCTGTTAATATTTTTATAGCTATAAATACACCATTTTTAGACTATAATGCTGCAGATGAGCAAATAATAAACTATGTGGGATCAAACCTAATTCTTTCTACGGATACAATAGGATATACAAATCCTGAGTTTGCTGTATATTGGCCATATGCATATGACTTTTTAACTGGAACTGGTATAATTGATCCTTTAAATAAAACTGTCGACTATGAGTATCCGTTAGAAGAGGTTGGTACTGCTGAGGGCCTTGTTTTCTCTGAGCTACCTTTTGATGAAACTAAGTTAATATGGAGAGAGGTATCTGGAGTATCTGATACTAAAGTAATTACAGATACTTCTCAAATACCCTACGATCAAGGTAACTCTCTAGAGTTTACAGTGTATGTAAGAGAGGGCGGAGTAGCAGAGGCAGATCAAAATATTGTATCAAAAACTTTTGTGTTACAGAAAATAAAAAATGCTGATACATTTTCTGTCAAGCTTTTTTCTACCGATTATTCTATTATTTATGATAGAAACGGAGCAAACCCAGTTTATATAGATGAAAATGGTGTAGAGGCTCCAAATAGCGGATATACTGGGAATATCAAACTCACTGCACAGACTTCTGGACCTGGCTCGGTTTTATATAGGTTTACTGTAGGAGGCGCTGTAGGTGCTTGGCAAGAAACTAATACTACGTTATATCCGGTTCCTTCTGTATTTACTCAGGGCTCAACAAAAGTACTTGTAGATATTGCGAGACGCCCTGTTGATTGGGATGATACTGATCCTCTTACAGATCCTGTAGAAGAAAGCATTATTGCATTTGATGAAGTAGATCTGGTAAGAGTAAGACAAGGTACAGATGCTTTAACAATAATACAATCAAACTCTACTCATACTGTATCCGCAAGTAATGACGGAAATACTTACAGTTTAGGAGGCTCTGGAACAAGTTTTGAAATTCTTGAGGGAGGAACTCCATTAGATAGCATAGCTTTTTCTGATACACTATCTCCCGGTAAGTTTAAATTATCAGCAACCCCCTCAACCATAGAAGGTACAATAGGTGTAGGGTCTGAAAACGTATCTACAAATCTACTAGTAATTAATGATCATACCGCAGATTCCATGACGAATGCTCAAGTGGTCATTAAGTACGATTTAATTGGCCAAAGAGCTGATGGCACAGAATTTACTGCAACTCAGTATCAAACTTTGAGTAAGTCTTTAGCAGGTGTATCTGGAAATTCTGCAACTATATTAAGCCTGTATAAAGCTCATAGTAGCGGAAGTACTGCACCAACTGATTTGCCGAACCCTGCAACTGTATATAAATATGATTTTACTACAGGTAATATACTTAATGATAGTGATCAAATTCAAGCTAATATTAATGGATGGACTCAAACCCCTCCAGCACTAACAGATACGAATAAATATTTATGGAGAGTATCCGAAGGGGTACAAGCAGCGGCGGGTGCAACAATAGATGAAAACGTTACTTTTGACGCATCCCCTGTTTTAGTCAGTAATATAGATGCCCCTCTTAGGCTTATTGAACTTTACCAATTAGGGAATGATCTTAGTACCGCACCAGATCTTCCAGAAGACACTCTTACATATAATTTTCTTACCAATTCTCTTTCTGGAGGCAATTTAAATAATTGGAGCCGATCTGCCAGTTCTGTTTCCGAAACAGACAAGTATTTATGGAAAACTAATGTTGTTGTATCTTCTATTGAAGATACCGTATCTATAGAAGGCACTGTTCCAGGGCCTTCTCAGTGGGATACCCCAATTATAGTATCCGCGTTTGGAGTTGATAGTAGAGCAGTAAAATTATTACCATTACAAGGTCAAGTAGTAGTATATGATGGAAATGGAACTAGAAGTGGTCAATCTGCACTATCATTTAAAGCTATTCCTCAAAACTTTTCAAGCGCGCCTACGTATACGTTTAAAGTTGACGGAGTAGCAGTAACTAATACTGATTCGCAACAAGGAACTTATGTAAGTGGAGACACTTTATACTTAGCAGAAGGAGACGAACCTGCAGCAAATGGCAGTAAGCAAATACAGGTTGAAGCAGGTACAGCTAATATACAAGATACTGTATCAATTTATGGTCTTAAAAGCGGCTCAGATGTTGTAACAGGCTTCTTAACAAATGAAGCTCACGTAGAACCAGCAGATTTTTCAGGAAATCTTAGCGAAGGAGCAACTGCATTAAACAATGCTGGAGGTACTTTTGTAATCTATAAAGGAAGTACTTTAGTAACTGCAACAGATGTTGAGTTTAAAATAAACGGGGTTGCAGTAGCTACTACGGGGTCTCCTTCAGAAAAAACCGTTAATGGATTAAAAATATCTATTAATGAAAATGGAGTTTATAGTCTTTCAGAAGATACTGATTGGAATACTGCAATAGCTTCATTTACTCTAGAAGCAACTTATGATAATGTAACTATTTCAAAAGTTTATACAATATCAAAGTCTATTGCAGGCAACCTAGGCTCGGATGCAAAAGCTGTAAAATTATTGGCTAATCAAGGACAGGTAGTGCTTTATGATGGAAATAATATTAAACAAACTCATGATAGACTTACTTTTACTGCATTAGCTGAAAACTATCTTGGAACAGAAACTTTTAAGTTTTATATTGATAGTGTTGAAGTAACAAGTACTACAGTAGGAGCTGCTACTTATAAAAGTGGTGCCACGCTCTACTTAGCAATAGAGGATGATCCATCATCTAACTCTTCAAAGACTATAACAGTAGAAGGTTTTGATGAAGGCGTATTATCTGGTAGCGATACTGTGTCAGTTTATGGCCTTAAAAGCGGCTCAGATGTTGTAACAGGCTTTTTAACTAACGAAGCTCATGTAGAACCAGCAAATAGTAGTGGCGCACTAACTACGAGCTTAACAAATGCTGGGGGTACTTTTGTAATATATAAAGGGTCTACTCCAATCACTGGAACAGATGTTGAGTTTAAAGTAAACGGAGTTGCAGTAGCTACTGCGGGGTCTCCTTCCGAAAAAACCGTTAATGGATTAAAAATATCTATTAATGAAAATGGAGTTTATAGTCTTTCAGAAGATACTGATTGGAATACTACAATAGCCTCATTCACTCTTGAAGCAACTTATGATAGTGTAACTATTTCAAAAGTTTATACAATATCAAAGTCTACTGCAGGTAGTGTTGGTGCAGATGCAAAAGCTGTAAAATTAGTGGCTAATCAAGGGCAGACTGTAATTTACAATGGTGATGGTACTAAACAAACTCATGATAGACTTACTTTTACTGCATTGCCAGAAAACTATTTGGGAATAGAAACTTTTAAGTTTTATATTAATGGAACAGAAGTAACAAGTACTACAGTAGGAGCTGCTACTTATAAAAGCGGAGACACATTATATTTAGCACTTGTGGATGATCCTAATGTTAATACTTCAAAGACTATAACAGTAGAAGGTTATGATGATGATGTATTATCTGGTAGTGATACTGTATCAGTTTATGGTCTTAAAAGCGGCCAAGATGCATTAGTAGGTTTTTTAACTAACGAAGCTCATGTAGAACCAGCAAATAGTAGTGGCGCACTAACTACGAGCTTAACAAATGCTGGGGGTACTTTTGTAATATATAAAGGGTCTACTCCAATCACTGGAACAGATGTTGAGTTTAAAGTAAACGG